CTCACAGGCCGTCCAATGCAGATCATTGGTCGAGGGGTGATTAGGCGTTATCGTCAGACCGACAATTTGGTAGCGTTTTGGTTCGGGTAGGGCGCTGGTCGCGGCTTCTAGCGGAACTGACCATTCAGATTTGTTGCCGGATGTATCTAACGCTCTTAACCAGAAATACACGGTCTCGTTTTCACCAAGACCCGAACGGACAAAACTGTTGGCGGCGGTAGCATATTGCGCCAACGTTGTTGAAGCTGGCGCAGGTGTTGCGCTATTCGCTTCATAAACCTCGTAATGGGAAAAGTCGCTTTCAGCATTCTTGTTCCACGTCAACCAGACAGTGCCAAATCCGCCTGTGGCAGTCAAATTTGTTGGTGTGGCTGGCGGCGTGGTATCCTTGACCGTGATATGGGTAACAATACTCGTATAGGCAGAAGTATTGCCCATCTTGTCACGGGCGCGAACGCGCATTTGATATTGTTTGTTGGGCTGGCTATCAAATTCATAAGCATTATCGACCTGCAAGAAAGAGACCCAATTGCCGTTTTCTTCCCTAATCTGCAAATCATAACCAGCTAGATCATCTTCTCCATTGGCATCCCACACCACCACAACACGGACAACCTCATTGGTGATGGAAGATGAAACCTGCAACCCTGTCGGTGTCGTCGGTGGAACTATGTCAACACTATAGAGCGTAGTAACCGAAAACTCGCTTGAATAATTCAGTCCCTCTTTGCCAAACGCATCATAACCTGCAACCCTAAAGTAATAAGTTTTAGCCTCTTCGCCCAATATAATAACCGGATTGGCAACGCCGTCATAAAAAGGTGTAACGGTATTGATATCAATATTCGGCGTTTCAGATCGAAACACCAAAACACCAGAAAAATCCGTGTCCAGTGGCACTTCATAATCAAGATAAATGGTTGCGGCATTCACCAAAGCCGTTGGTGCTATTGCTTGTGGGGGTGGGTTATTGAATATAACGATTGCAGGTAATGATGTGCGGCCAAACACGTCATGCAGCAACACCTCAACCCTGATTTGGCGGCAAGGGCTTGTATTGCCGAAAGCTATATTATCCGCCTCGTTGGCCTCATAGTAATAGGCGTAAACATTGTTGGTGACTTTTCCCTCACGCAGCAATTGGTTGGTCTGATTATTGTAGATTTTAATCGTATTAGCGAGGTAATGTGGTGAGGGAGCATTCTCTGGTATTCCGGCCATAGATTGGGCGAAGTTGTTATCCCATCTAAAATGCAAATCACGACCAGTGAACTCGGTCGTGTCTGGATTATCAACCAAGGCAAGGTTGGTAATGGTTGGTAGCGGAAATCCAGAACTTCCTTCCGCCTCAAATTCGATTTCGGCTGCTTCACTAATAACGCCAGCATGGGATACGCTCTGCACATAGAACTTATATATGCCGGTTTCAGTATTGGCGAAATCCTTGGATAGCTCTTGCGTTGCGCCCAAAACAACATGATCGCCTGATGGCATATCAACGGCGACCACATAGCCTCTTGCAATAGAGATTTCTGGCGGCGACCATGACACGGTTAGCATCTGATAATGTTGACCGTTTGAGGTATAGCCCGTTTCCTTAACCGATAGATTGCTTGGCGGCTCAATAGTTTTGCTTGGGCGATCATAAGGCAGCGGTTCAAAAGCAATACCTTGTTCGATACGATCATACTTCTGCGGATCGTGGAACAAGGCCGTAATAGTAAAAATATTAGGCTCTTCTTCCTTGACCGCCAGAACACGATAAAGGCGCGGATGAATATCTGTTCCCTTGATTGACCAGATGGCATTCTCGACTGGATTTTGTGAGAAAACCTCATTTAAAATGACAGTATGTTTGTCTTGGAATGCCGCAATAGGCTTGGTTTCAAGCGATCCATCTGGCATGGTCAGCATCAATTGATATTGTTCGCCGGTAGTGGCTTCAAAATCAGCATCCAGAACAACAGTTGTGCCAGAATAACTCTTAATACGCCCACCTGCTCGAATATTGGCCTTGTTGGGATCAGAAATGGCAATGATATGCCCTGGTCTAACATCAGCATGATCCCATCCCGCCTGATAAGTGACAGTTTCAGTCTCATGCTGTTCGCTATCCAATATCCATTTGCCATAACGATGCGCTAATCCGCGCGAAGTGCAGCCTTGAAGCTGTAATGATTTCTCGCGCCAGCCATATTTAGCCAACAACTCGTTATCAATAACCGCTTCTGTTGCTGGCGCATAAAAATCCTTTGGATCATTCCACTTGACCATAATGACGCTATGGCGAGCCTTTAATGCCGTGCCAGAATATTCAAACTCCCCCTTGATAACATTGGCAGGAGCAACAAGCTTGATAGGGTCACTTGGTATATCGGCGGTGGCAAAAACTTGCCCCAATGCCCAATAGGCCATGCCACGCCATGCTTTTGTGATGGTTTGCAGGACAAAATACGCCTCATCAAGCGAATTGATAACACCATTAAAAGTAAAGCGCGGTTCATATATATCCTCGCCTGTATCGGTGTTTTTATAGCCAGATGGCACGAGTTGGTCGCAATATTGAGCAATGGTATAAAGCGACCATTTATCAACAATATTTGGCGAGACAAACTCACCCAAGCCATAACGGTCATTGGTAATTAAATCGTAGAAAATCCATGCCGGATTGTTCGACCAAGTAACCTTAAAAGTGCCATCCCAAATACCTGTATATTCACGTGTAACCGGATTGTAATTGTTTGGCACCTGAATCCGCATACCCTTGACGTGGTAAGAACGCGGCGGCACCGAACTACCTAAATCTTCCGCATTGGCTTGCATGTAAATGGCGGCGCTGTGTGGATAGGTGAATTTACCCTCAACCAAAATAACATAACGTTCAAAAAATAGATCGTTTTGAAGCTTGTCGTCTGTTGTGGGTTTATCTGGTGTGTGGCGAATAACACGAATTTCCCACGGGCTGCCATCTGGTGGCAAGTCAATCCTGTGCGCTATCTGAAAAGGTGATGTGGATTTCTCATTAATACTGTTATTGACAACGGTTCGCCATGTGCCGCCATTGCCTCGAACCTCAATTGAATAGCTTAAATTTGTTCTATGCAACTCGCCTTTGTCGTTTGTAGAAAATAGCGCATTAACACGCAAAATCACCCTTACCGCGTCAGCATTTTGCTCAACAATGGTTCTTGTAACTGGCACGGCATTATTTTTAACCTGCACGTTGACATCGGCAGGTGTTTCAACGGCGCTCGCGCCATTGAAGTAGCCATCATCGGGGGTGCCGTTATGAAATTCCCAATCAATATTTTCAAAGTTTGTTGCACCGTCAGGGGCGATAAGTGGTGTCTGGTCAAAATAAATGGATTTACCACCATCAACCAATCCCTCAATTGGTCCTTCCGAAATCACCTCAACAAAACGCACCCAACCACGTGTTCGGATTGAATTTGGCGCGTTCTTTGGGGTTTTGCCCCCCTTCTTTCCGCCGCCACGGCCAGAGATTGGTAGCATAAGATTTAAATCACTTCTTACTTGATCGACCATATCTGCCACCTCCACCGCCGCCACTCATGCCTAAGCGCTCAACATCGACACCACCAGATACCAGTGCACCGCCAGTAATCACTTCACCATACACAAGCGGAATAGGGATGCCTTGACCAGAGTTGTTACCTGGACCATTGGTCATAAAGGAATTATCATCTTCATCTTTAGTCTTGTCTTCTGGTGCCAGCAGCATTGAAACGCCCGCAAGGGCTAGCCCAAGCCCAAAGATCGCCATGCTGGTGCCAGTGATTGACCCAAATGCGCCGAGTTTTAGGACTGGCGCGGCTAAACCCGCGCTCATGCCCGCCGTAAGGATAAAAGCACCAGCAATCAGCACCACACCCAAAATAATCTTGAGCAAACCACCACTGCGTTTTGAGCCAGCAACATAAGGCACAATGTGCAGATCAGCCTTGCCAAGATTGAAAGTTGAGATGTCTTTTTCGTCAAGCGCATAGCCCCCTTTGATCGTGTTGCCACGCACCACATGCCACGTGCCGTCACTAATATCTTTGCGCAGTGATGGAAAATTAGCAATCAGGGCGCGAACAGCCTCACCAGCAGTGCGCACATCCAGTTTAAAAACTTTACCATATTTTTTAGCTAAAGCGCCATGTAAATAGATTTTACGCATCTTTTGCTTTACCTTGATTTGGTTGACCTTGATAGCGTATCCATAATGCCGCTTGCTTGCCCCAGATACCGGCAGGTTCACGCCTTGAAAGGCGTTGCGGTAAATGGTGCAAAATCAAATCATCATTGACCAGCACACCGGCATGATTATATTTGCTTGAGCGAATTTTTGTCAGGAAACAATCGCCAGCTTTTGCCTCCGTGAAGGGAATTTCAACAAAACCTTGAGACTTGAAATTCTGCGCATATAAATCTTCCTCGCCTTCCCACCACGCATCGTCACGCGGGAACTCATCTAGTTCTATTGGCTCATAAGGCCAGTCATGGATGTCCTGTAATTCAAGTTTTTCCTTGCCTAGCCGGAAACAATCGCGCAATAAGGAATAACAGTCGGTTACGCCATGAATAAATGGACGACCAATAAGTGGCGCGATAAAATCCTTTTCGCCCCATCTAATTGGCTCAAGGATAGTTTCTTTATCAAGTGGAATAATTGCCCAAGGCACATCGGTTTGAACTTGCCCTTCCATATCGGCCTTTGAAGGTGCTGCATGGGCATCAGGATGCGAATGAACAATAAACTGAATATCACCTTTAGTGAGATATTTGGCATATTGTTTATTATCCAGCTTGAAGGAACATAATCTGCAATTGCAATTCGGATCGTCCGCTTCATGCTGCTCAACCGGTGCGGCTTTGTTCTTGAAAGGCACATATTTATCATCAATGATGATGCCACAGGACTCTTCTGGATAGCACACCCTTGCATGCTGTTTCGCTTCCATAAAGGCCAGATCGAACTTGCTCACCATTATCCTGCTCTACCTTATTCTTTGTGCACCAGGGAAACCACCGAAAGGCAATGGATTACCTTTGCCGAAACGCGCCCGACAACAGCTTAAACGCCGTGATGGTTCGTCATCTTTAGGGCTGGTAACGGGTAAGTCGTTGCGGTCATAATATTGATTGCCAGCATAAGGGCATTGCGCTTTTGAATAGTCAAACTTGTTGGTTTTAGGGTTAAAGCGCCGATAGCGCCACAAACACGTGTCGCGGATAATGACGCGTCCAGGCAATTTCTTACCCTCTTGGTCAATGGCAGCAGATAGCTCCCACTCAATATAGATGCTGTTTTCGGAAGTTTTGCGCTCAAAGCGGAAAATATCTGGACCGTAAAATGCTTGCGCATCTGGCTCTTGCCCGTCATCCAGATGACGGGCGAAAGTGCGCACTCTGTATAAAGTGCAACCAAGCAAATCACCCCATGTATTGCTCATTGCTTGCGCTACACCATCAGTGTTTGAAACGCGCACAGTCGGCGTTGGCAATGAGCCAGTGCCGCTGGTCTCCAAGCCCTCAAACTCAACATCAATGGGTTGATAATCAATACCCGCAAATTTAACATGTGCGTTCTGCTTTGAGCCTTGCACAAAATGAAAAAGCGAGCCGCCAAGGCTTGACGTATCTACCGTGAATAGATCGATAATGGCAGAAGGATTGAGACTTTGTGCTTCGCGTGTAATATCAGCCATGAGCGTTTAATTTAATCCTCATTGGTGAAAGACTGAATTAAAGTGGCACTGCCTTGCCAAACGCCTTGGTCAATTTTGAACTCAAATTCCTTGCACGTCCATTTCAACGACTGATCAATGCCAAAGGGCTGATAATAGAACGCCTTGTAGCCTTCACGCTCAAGAAAGAAGTTCTCAATTGCCTTTGCCTGTTCAAGCGTGAGTGCGTCCCATTGCAAAGGCACGTTCAGCACAATATGATTGAGGCCAGCAGGTGTTGTCTGACTATAACCATCACCAAATTCAGCCTCGCGTAATTTTATTTCAAATCTGTGTGTGGTGCCGGGTGATGGACCGATTGGCGGGGTAAAGGTTGGTAGTGGCATTGCTTACCTTATTTAAGTATCTAAATACATATCTTTTAACTTATAGCAGGGTCTGGCGCAAGATTTTGTTGGAGTTTAATTGCGAAATCTAGCCAGCATAACGCAGCCACAAATCAGAATTGCGCCCCCATAGACCGACCTTTTCACGCCGTGACAATCTGGCTGGCAGATGATGAACAATCTCGGTTGGGCTAATCAAGAGTGCGGCGTGGTTGTATTTATCAGAATTGAATTTGGTCAAAAAACCATCTCCTGGTCTTGCCTCGCTAAAGTCAATTTGCCGGAAGCCCAATGCCTTAAAATTCTCAACATAGTAATCTTCGCCCTCATTCCACCAACCGTCATTGCTCGGGATAACCGGCAGGTGAGTCGGTTCATAAGGCCACCCATCAATGCCCTGCTTTTTCAACTCATATTTACCCAAACGAAAACAGTCGCGCACGATTGTATAACAATCAGTTACGCCATAGATAAATCTCCTGCCAATAATTGGTGGAATAGGCGTTTCTGCACCCCATATGACAGGTTCAGATATTGTTTGCTTGTTAAGGGCAATAAAAGCAAAAGGACGATTGTATTTATCCTGTATCGCCACTTCTTGTGCTTCCACAAGATAAGGCTTGTTTGTTTGAGAGGCGACAATCATATCAACTCGATTGGGTGAAATATCCTCAATCAGGCCATTGGGAAATTGATAATCAGTTTTCGTGTTTATGGCAACATTCTTGACTGGTCGGTATGAGCCGTCAATAATGAGGCCGCAAATACGGTGCGGAAATTTACGCCTTGCATGTTGTTTGGCGACTTTGAGTGCATCTTGGTGTCGTGTGAGCATATAACTACCTTGCTCTCGTATTCATGAGTGAACCTGGCCTTGTTTGCTTGCGCATTTCATCAGCAATGATGGCGCGAACCGTGCCGTCCATTTCACGCGCCATCTTTTTTGCCAGATCATTATTTTGTTCTGGTGTGCCGGAAGAGCCATTAACGGTTATAGGTGCGTTGACTTGAACAACCTGATTTTGCTGAAAACCACCCATGGCTTTCATCTGTTCAGGTGTAAAAACGCCTTCGCCCTTTTTGGCAACAATAGGCACTTCGGAAGGTAATAGGCCGCCTACCAAACCACCAGAATGAAACTTTGGCGCGCCAGCCCATGTAATCGCCGACATGGAGCGCAACATGGAGCCATCACCGACAATACCGCCTGTGTGCATTGAGGTAGCGGGAGTGCTTTTGCCAAACTTCGTTCCACCAGCACCGGAACCACCAAACAGACCACTTAGCAGCCATTTTGTTGCCATCTTGGCAATGTCGTTGGCAATGCCTTGAATGGCAGAGCGCAAATCACCTGTTCCAGTAATCAGTCCAGCAATACCATCGGCAAGACTATCCATCCACCCCGTGACAGACTTCTCTAGTTGCGCTTGAATATCCTTCCATTCACGCATTTGATTAGCGACAGGATTGGCTTCTTGGGCATATTTTTGCCGAATGAGAGATTTTCTTCTTTCAACCTCTTCCGTTATTTCGACTTCGTTAGCGCCAGCCTCTATCTGTATACGCCCCCATTCTTCAACAAGTGCCAAATCGCGTTGCATATTGGCTTTTTTTAGCTGTGATTTTGTCATTAAGGATTGTTGAAGTATTTGTTCTTCCCTAGCAGTTTGCATTTGGAACTGTGCAACTTCAAGATTTGATTGTCCTGATAGGAACGCTTGGCGCGTGGCAAGGATTCTGCTATACATTTCGCTACCTTTAAGACCGTATTCTTCGGCCTTACGCAGCATTTCGTCAAATTCTTGGTTGATTTTTTTCATTGCTTCGCTTTCGCCCTGCCAGTCAGGATTGGCAGCCTTTTTGCGATTTTCAGCGATCATGGCATTAAGCCGCACACGATCCCTTTCAAGTTCAATTAGCTTTTTCTCGTGTGCCTCCATAACTTCATATTGTTTTTCTACCTGCTCATATTGTTTCAAGAACTTAATTGCCTCGGGGTCAACATCAGGATTTACGCCTACGTCTCTAAACGCTTGCCTAAACTGTTTTATTTTCTCACTTGCGCCAATGCCTATCTTGCTGATTTCTTCCATCTTTTTTTGAAGGTCATAAATTCCCTGTTCGGTAAGCCCATAGGCAGCGGCAATATTCTCGCCCATCTCGTCATTATGAAGTTTTGGCTTAATGTTTTCGATAAAATCTTCGGTGACTTTCAAGCCAGCCTCAATACGCTCGTTTTGGACTTTAGGGTCAAATTCATAAATAACCGGAATGGTTACTAGTTGTGATTGCGTTGCCCCCGCCATGTCATAGGAACGTTGTGCTGCGGCGGCACGCTTGTCCCAACTTTGCTTTTTAGCCCATTCCGCTGGGCGCTCAAACTTGTCCATGAAGGTTTTTGCCGCCTGAATTGGGTTGCCAGCCAATTTCAATTGATTGCCCGCGATCTTCTCGCTTGTGTTTAGCTCGTGAACGAGAAAATCCAATTGCGCATTCATGTCTTTCCAGTCGCGGCCTTGCGCTGTGATCCAGCTTTTCATCGCAACCATACGCTCTTTATGCCACTGCGCAATCCCAACAGAATTGCCATTGTCGCCGGGAATTGTTGGGTCAAGCCCACTTTCGGCCACAAGATTACCAACAATACCAGCGGCGGCGACTTGCGGCAATCCTCGTCCCATTAGATGCTGCATGGCTTGCGCCATACGTTCTTCAACATCTTTGGGTAGGTTATTAAGCGCAGGAGTTACGTTGTCGATTATTGCGGCTCCAATGTCTGTGCCAATATTGCTGAAACCAGCAGTGACGCCAGTAAGCCCAGCGGATATGCTTTTGGCTATATTGCTAAAACTGTCAAAGGTAAAACCACCAAGTATGCTGGCGGTTTTCTTTAATTCCTCATTGACTGTTTTAACCTTGTCTGCTGTAGTTTGAATTGCTTGATCTGTTTCCACGCCAAACGTATTGGTGCGCATAATTTCGCCAAGCTGTTGCGCAAGTGTAGCTTGTTTATTTAACGATTCCGCAAACTCCTGAAACTGCTTGCGGATGCTTTCTTCTGACCCAAGCCCAAAGTAACCTTCGTTATTAACCTGTATTTCTATTATTTCAGCACGGGTTAAATTACGTCCCTCTGCACGTGTTTTGTCGGCAATCTCTCTTTGTATTTTTTTGTTTTGAATTTCTCGCTGCGCTTGTCTAACATCGTTGGCGAGTCCCAGGAAACCATCTTTTTGTTTATCGGCAAACGCTTGTTCAGCGGCAATTTCTTGCAACTGTCGATGTATCTTTTGTAGAGCTTCTAAATCTTGCCCAAACAAGCCCTCATAGTTACCAAATGTGCCATTCTGAATTTTTGCTACCATTGTTGCGTAAGCGTCACCCATGCCAATAGCTTCTGCTTTGGTATCGCTTAGTGCTTGTTGCATCTTGGTGAGGGTTTTAACGCCGCGTTCTATCTTTTGATTGTTGCTGTCTTGTCCTGATAGTAATGTATTGGCAACAAGTTTTCTAACATCAAGGTTATCAAGAGCTTCTTTGGTCTTTTTGGCATATTCCTCTACAGCTTCAATTTGCCCTTTATACTCCCACGCACCAATAACACCATCTTTGCGTCTTTTTTCAATTGCCTTGCGCTCATCATCGGCGATACGCAATCTGGCGCTGTAGACTTTTTTCTGTTCCGCGATTGACAGACGGTCGAATTTGTTTTTCACAGCCTGAATGGACTGACCCGTATCAATGGCGGTTTGAACTTCCTTTTCGCGTTGTGCGTCAAGTTGGTTTTGGCGATCATTGTAGATTTTGTTGGCAGCTTCTGCTTCCGGGGACAAAGCAAGGCTACTCTCGACAGCACGCTTGCCTTTTGCCATGTCAGTCTCTTTTTGTGCAAGCAGATAATCAGGGCTTGACTTTTTAACCCTTTTAAGCTCCTCCAATGTTTCTTTTTCTTGCTCGCTCAAGTCTTTCAAAGTTGATTCGAGGGTTTTCTCCGTATCGAATCCTTGCAAGTAGTCAATCACATAGGCATCTCTTATTTGTTTTTGTCGGCCTCTTATGTCCTCTCTTATTTCGCCAAGTTGATTTTCGAGCGATGTTGTTTTAGCCTTAATGGTCTGATCTACCTCTTCGTAGGATTCGGCACCACCATTTTTCACTCTTTCGTAGGCCTCATCGGTGGCTTTTTTGGCTTTATCGGCGGCATCTTCCCAATCGTTAAAAAGACCGATAATGAATTGCAGACCCAATAACCCAACGCCAATCAAGGGAATTGACGCGGTAAGGGCGGTAAATGCACCACGCAAGCCTATAGCCGCAACACCTAAAGACGTCATCACATGTTGCCCCGTGCGCAAGCCATTAAATCCCGCTGCCATATCGGTAAGGCCAACGGCTGCGCCGCGCAGCGAAGCTCTCAAATTAGCAACACTGCCCGCTAATATTACGGAAAGCGACTGGACAATACTGGAAAATTTGGAAATCGCATATGCCCCCGCAATGGTCGTGCCGACAGCCACGATCACATCACGCCATTTCCAGAACCATGCAACAGTGTCCTTGACAACCAAGACAATTTTAGCCAGTCCCTCACCCAATTGCCGCGCGTAATATTTAGCCTTATTGGAGCTTAAAAAATCATTTAAGTCCAAAAGCTGCTCTTTAATGGAATTAAAGAATGCCTTGCCGCCCTCATCGGTCATCAATAACTGCGTATTGGCTTTAAGCTGTGTCATCTGGCCGGAAAACGTCTGCATCATCCGTATGGCCGCGCCGCCATAGGTGCGATCCATTTCTTTTGACAGTTTTTCCAGCGAGTCACGGGCGTCCAATGTGCCAGTTGAAACAACCTTTGTTAGTTCAGCAACCGTCATACCCATTGTCCATCTGAATGACGGATTTACCAGCCATTTGGGTAATGGCGATTGAGACGCGGTGTAGTTGCTCGTCACCCGCGCCAAACGCGGCCAACCCATCAAGAAATGAGCGCAAGGTGCCGCCTTGCGGATCAAGGCGCGCAGCTTTCAGCTTAACAAATGAATTGGTAATAGCCCTAAGCGAGAAGGGTGCTTGGATAGCTTCCCTACGCAGCCAGGCCACACTTTCCGCTGCATCCTTGATTGGGTCGTCTGCCGTTGACATGGCGCGCATCTGGTAATTGAGACGTTCCATTTCGGCATTGACACGAACAATCTCGCCCAACCAACCATGCGAAAGATTGCTGATTTGCGCAACCGCTCTGCTAAAGATATTACCTACAATGGCAATGTCACGCCACACGCCCAATAATGACTGTGATGCCCTTGTCGTGCGCTGTAGGCTGGCGGCAGCTTGATCACTGCTAACCTTGACTTTTTTAAGCGATGCGCCGACATTATTTGCGCCCGATCTAATGCCCTGCAATGCAGAAATCGCACCTTTGAGATCAGTCTGAAACTTTCCTGTATCAAGTTGCAGTTCGACTTTGATTGGGGTCATGCTCATGGCGCACCATTTCTTTTAGTTGTTTGGCGAAACAAGTCGGCCTTGAATTTCCGCAAGCCTTCCCGATTAAATTCGGGATTTAAGCCTGTTTTGGGATCAATGACAATTTCGCCAATCTTGGGTTCTTCCCAAACATAAATCTTGCCCATTTGAGTATTGAGGTGGTCATAACTTGATTTGAAACCCTCACTGCTTTGGGCGCAAGCCAGGATTTGAAGCTGGCGAATTTCCTGTTCGGCACGTAGGCGGTCAACTTGATTATTAAGGAACCAGAAGCGCCGAATAGGCATTTGCAGAAGGACATCAAAATCTATTCCATATTCTCGTAAGACCCTGGCGAATAAAAATCCAAAATCAACAGATTTTAATTCGCCTCTTAGTCGTTTCCCGAGTTTTTAGCCTCGGTCATCTCTTCTTCATCTGTGGAGACAATTTCATCATTTGCGCCGCGTGTTAATTCGACCAGATAGCGCAGTTGCTCAACCGACCATTGCCGCACCTGTTGTTCTGTTAATGTCGGGAAAGAGCGCGTGATAATACCAATCATGGCATCAAATTCTTGAGCCACAGTCGCATTCACGCCCATATCTTCAATAGCTTTGACATTTTCCAGAAATGACTCAACGGTTGCAGGTTTGAGTTCGTGACGTGCGCCATCAACAACGATGACAAGTGGGGTGGGTTTACGCAATTCATCAAGATTGATAATTTTGGTCATAGAAGTCTCTGTTTGGTAATATGGGGAATTTGCGCTCGCTTAAGTTAGCGAGCGCAAGGGGCTATTTAATGCTTATGGTGTGACAAAAGCCTTGGTGTCGCCAATGGCAAAGAGCGATCCGTCTTCCATTGCATAGCCTTTAAAATCTGCCTGATAGACACGCTCATTGTCGGTCTGATAAGCAAAATTCAAAGCACCAGGACAGGCAGCGCGGTAAATAGTGAAATCATCCTCGCCGTTCGTGCCAACAGGGCGTAGCTTGAGAATCTTGGCGGTATTCAACAGGTTGATGTTAATGCCGCTTTTGACTCTGACAGCGGCTTTTGTTGTATCGACGCCACCAGCGATTGGTGACACAATAATATTTGCACCCGTTTTAACAACAGGCATATTACCTGCAACGCCAGCTTGTTTTGCTTTTATATGGATGGTGGTCGGGTCTGCAAGGGTAACATCATAGTTGTTTCCCAAAAACTCATTGATTTTGGCAACAAGATTGGTGGTGCTTTCTTCTTTGCTTGCTCCAGTCAGAACATCATAGTTACCAGAGGTGGCCGTTTTGAAAGTGAGACTAAAAGGGGCGTGACCGCTTCCCGAACCGCCAAATGTTACTTTGTTGCCGTCAGCAGGGTTATCATGGAGACCGACAGCACCAGCCGCCTTTACACCATCGCTCACCAGTTCGGAATCCGGCATAATAGCAACAATATTTTCCAACGTTGTTTCAGCCAAAGGCGCTTTAACAGAAACGGTGCGCCCTGTAATAAGCTCGGCAATAGGCGTTTCGCCAAATTGATCGACTTTAACCTCATGGGTTGTGGTTTGCACCTCAACCTCAACACCGCCTTTGGTATAGCCAAGATCGACACCGTCATACCAGATGGTGCAGACACCGAGTTTTACATTATCTACGGAAGATGCCATATTGTGAGAACTCCTTTATGGAACAAAATTCTTTATGCGGTCACTTCTCAAAGAGATGAGAAATAAGAAGCCAATACGGCAATGAAATCAAGAAATCCGTTGGCATTTATGATGAATATAACAAATTATTGATAAAAATCCAATAAAATATTATGTTTTTACTTATCTTTTGCTGTGGGAAATCTTCTTGTTTCTGTGCTTCATTTGTGCTACTTTTGCTGTAATTGAAAGGAGAATTGTTATGGCTACAACAGAGATGGTGCGGGCGCGGATTGACAAGGATGTGAAAGACGAAGCTGTAAGCGTTTTAAAACAAATGGGATTAACGCTTTCTGATTTGGTGCGGGTAGCTGTGACACGTGTTGCGGTAGAAAAAGCATTACCTTTTGAAATCAAAATACCCAACGCTGAAACGCGAGCCGCAATGGCAGAGGTTGAGGCGATGGCACTATCAGGCAAAGGTTTTAACAACGCAAAGGAATTATTTGATGTTCTCGAACAAGAAGCAAGCCGCTAATTCCAAACGAGCTTCTTTGCCAAGATTATCGTAAATACGGCGCATTATAGATAGAAAGAAATGCAGGTGATTATTATGGCAAAAGCACAAACCAAACCGCACAATCAGGAAGATGATTATCTGACAATTTCTTGGGCTACCGGCATTACACCACAAAATTCTATATTATCAAACACTGGAGAAGAGCTAAGCCCCGAAGATGATGATTTGCTTGAAATGGGAATGAAGCTTATTGATGGAAAGCTAAATCGTGCCATGCGGATTTTAGCTAGACAGTCAAGCTAATATGCGCGAAATTCACTGGATTGCAAAAGGGATAGTAATAGCTCTTCATGACGGTCTCATTGACCGACTTGGTGGCTCGCATGGTTTGCTTGATGGGCGCAAACTTGAAGGCGCACTTGAACGACCCAAAAATGCACAATATTACGAAAACATTAATGATCCATATGAATTGGCAGGTATCCTTGTTGACGCTATAAGTAACGCTCATTCCTTTTGTGATGGCAATAAACGAACAGCTTTAGCAACGGCAATATTGTTTCTTGAAGCTAATGGTTACATAATCTTATATGAAAATGAGGAATTAGATCGTTTCAACGATCAGGCAGCAGAGTTGACCGAAAGGCTTTCCGCTCATGACGAGCATCAGTTTACCGCGACAGATATGGCAGATTTTTTTAGGAAGAATGTCTTTTCTGTATAACGCATCACTTCCAATCAGGCTTGGTAGCGAATACAGCCTGAAAGTGCTGTGAGATTTCAAGGCCATTGCTTTTAAGACGCGGGAACTGCACCGGCAGAGTTTCTGGGTAGAAACGCACCAATCTTAAAGCTGCTCGCTCACCAGTTGCAGGGTGCGTTTCTGGCGTTTCAACGGTTAACGCTTTACAAACATCACGTGCTAGATTTTGACCCAATAATGGGTCTGTATGGCGGGTAATGACTTGTATGCGTGTCTTGTGCCAGCCAGAAATATAAGGGTCAATATCAATACCAGTAAGCGGTGGACGTATCATTACGCCAATTGTAATTTCTGCGGGCATGGCTTCGCGAAACAGGCTTTTACCTGCAATAACAAGGCCACTTACTGTGAGTTTTTCAATGAGAATATTGATAATCATAACGATGTCCCTTTTATGGAGACTTGAAACCATCAAAGAGTTGTTTTCTCAAGTTCTTACGCTCTTCATCAGCGGCACGGCGCAAAAAGCCAGAACCGACTTTATCTCTACCTACACGCTCCATTTTGGCTATGGTTTTCTTTCCTGGTTTCATGGATTCATAATCTTCATGGATGATCCAGGCGTATTGATCAAGATCGACATCTAATCTGTCTGCGTGCGCCGAGCGGTGTAATTCAACAGTTCTACCACCAACAACCACCTCAAGTCGCAAACGCCCCCTAATACCGCCTCGATCGGTCACTGTTCGGATGGATTTCATCAACTCCTCACTATCCTCCGGCACATAATCTTTGGCTTTTTTCTCGACTTTTTCAGCAAGCGAACGCATTTGACGAGCAGCATGATCGACAGCCTTGTTACCAAATTGCCGTAATTGTAGTGCCGTTTCTGCCAAACCAGTGATTTCAACGCCAGCGTTACCTAAAATATTTGATGCGTATCCTTTCGTGTATACTTTCTTACTCATATTGGTATGACCTCTAAATCGCACTCGAAATGATCAATCACGCCATCAACAGAACGCCGAGCAAAGCAGGAAACGATCTTGTAATCGACATCATCAAATTCAAAGCGATCATTGATCTTGCAATCAATGTAATTAGCAATCAGGATTTTGGCGCGTTGCGCCGTCATTTCATCAGCGGTGCCACGCGAGGCAGAAGAGTCCGCCCGAACAGAAGTTTTTTCCGCGCCAACCTCCAAATCAATCACAGCAAAAGGACAAGGGCGGCGCTCACTGAATAACTCACGCGAATAAACATCATATTCTTGCAGCGATGAGATGTATCCGACAAGATTGGGCTGGAACATGTGCTATCCCTAGCCTCGCGCAATAGTCATGCGGTAATAGATGAAGCCGGTGAGTGCGCTCAATGTTTGGCTGGAAAGGCCATAATCAGGCATGCTGGCGTTGAGTGTTAGCCAGCTTTCACCAATCTTTTCGGTAACAATGCCATTGCGGCGTTTACGGGCAATGGTGTCGCCCTGTAGCAACTCATTGGCTTCAATAAGCTGTGCGCGGCGCAAAGCGCGGCGAAAATAGGTTGGGAATTCGTCAAACTGGTCACGTTTAATATCACCCCACGCATTGGCAGTAATAATATATTCCATCGGTAATGGTCTGCCATCCATATCAAGGTAGCTGTAGCGCATTGGGATAACCGTTAGACGGCGGAAAGATTCGATAAGGGCGGCCTTTTGCTGCTCTTCAATAGCGGACTGCCAACCATTCATATTCGGCATATTGCGCGCTTCCAGCATGGCCGCCTCATAAGTCTGGAAGCTGTTATTCATGATCACCAGTCGCTGTTCGGCCTCAATGACATAGGCAAGTGACTGAAAAATTGAACCACTGGACGTTACAAGCTCAATACGCAAGATACGGGCGGCTTGTAGCTCGTTATTTTGCAGCTTGTTAAAAGCAGAAGGCACAATGATTGATTTTTCACCAAGTGAAGGGTCAAAAGGCAAGCTGCCAAAATCAACCACTTCTTGATCTTCGCCATCATAAAGCACGGCTTTGACAGCAGTCGGCACAACAGGATTGCCGTCACGATCAGCAAATTTGATAATCGCTTCTACGTTGTAGCCTTCGGCGTAATATTTCATGGGTGTTTATCCATCTTAATGTCCGCTTCGCTGTCCGGTAAATTAAGCAGGTAATCTTCAAGGTCTATCTGCTCTTTGTTGCTGTTGCTGGTTACACTGGTGTCCGCTGTAATGTCCGGTTCATTAAGGTTGTTTTCTTGGCTTATAGTTGTGTTGATTGCGGTGGTTAAATCACCGGTAAGGGCAGCCTGTTTAAGGGCTTCATTGTTTGCTAATTCCTCGCTGATGCGCTCAACATGATGTTTCCGCTGATTGACAACGAAACGCTCTTGCGCGTCCAAGATCGCATTAATAAGGTCGGGAATAGAGCGGCTTTTGACGTGCCAGCGGTCGGCAATATCACGCAAACCCTTAATGCCTTCCTTGTCGGCAATTTTTTCCAATTGCCCCTTTGTGTGTATCGGTGTGTTCGCGTCAACATCAAGGGCAGCCCCAAGCAATTCATGCGCTTTATCGCTATCACTTTGACGATTGAGTGGTTCGCTTACATCAGCACGAATTGCGGCGGCCGTAATCATCTTGTGCGTTGGGCTGGCTGGTTCTTCATTGCCATCTGCGTCAATCTCAACCATAGCCATACCAATTGACAGCCTTCGCCTGATATGATCGGCAATAAACTGATCAGACAGACCATTGGTGAAATGCACCATCCCAAGGCTACCTGTGTAATTTACCCATTCTGGCGCAACGATTTTTAGTTTTTTCATTTGATATATGTCCCGTTGAAACAATTATGGGGCGAAAACCGCCCCATAATATTTAAGTGCAGGGCTTAAAGTCCCTTAAGTTTGGTTCTCACCTAAATGTTGGTAATGCCTTTTAGCCGAGCCACAGCGTGTGTTGCGCGCAAGGCCGCACCACAATACCAGCGTAAACGCCAACGGGTCGCGTCACGTCTTTCAAGCTTGCCAATGTCATCAATCCGAATGCCAGCAGATTCACCACCATAAAGACCATGGAAGCCGTCAACCTCATTCAGGCGCAGAGCATAAACGGAGGTTGTGTTGGTGTTCGTGCCTTGTGTTTCATTTGTAGCAATGAAATCGTTGATGATAACCGGCATGCCATCATAAGCTTTAATGGGCAGACCAAAATTCTTGATCATAACGGTTTCAGCCATGTTGCCACCATGCAAACGGTTCAACTCGCGAATGGCGCGCCAGGTGCCAGAACGCATCATCAGACAGCCTGCGCCAAGTTTAACAGCATCCATCAACTCATCCAGAGCAGCATAGGCAACGGAATTGCCATTTGCACCAGCTTCGAGCGTTTGAGCAGAAACAACAAGTTTGCGCAGACCATCAAACTGTTTTGGATTAACAGCCGTATCGCCGTTGATAAGATTGTTTCTGAATTGACGACCAAGACCTTTGGCTTTGGCAGCAAGCTGAATAGCAACCTGATCATTGAGTGTGGATTGCGTTTCGGCAGTGAAATTATCAATGTCTACTTGACCCGCCAATACTTTCAGCTTCGCTTCAACCTCGATGAATTTGGCACCACTTTCTTCGATGTCCTCATAAGGATCATACCAGTCACCTTGTGGCAATTCGCCCTCACGAACATAGCTGAAAACCTTGTCGTTGGATTTGACAAAAGGCACGAAAGCAAACAATTCGTCCCTATCGATGATTTCTTCAATTACGCCACGCTGCTTGTCCTCAATCGACAATTTTGCGGCTTCTTCTACGAGTAGCGGCATTTATGACTCCTTGTGATATGCCGATGAGGAAATCGGCTTTGGTTGTTTTGGCGAAGATAGATACATTTATGTATTTACTTGACCCTTTAAGCGCTGGCACATAGGAGAAGACTTGCATAGACAAGCATAGTCAGGCCAGATACAGTTTGTAATCTAGCCCGATTATTGATTTAATTCAAGTAAAAAGATATGTATTTACTTAATTTTTTAATGTTTTTTTTGAATGTCATGCCTATTTTTCGGCATTGAGACCAGCCAGAATGCGCTTTGCGCCAAACAAACTGTTATCTGCCGGTTGCTTTTTGCTGCTAACATTATCTGTGCGTGAAGCTGCGCCTTCTTTAATCTTTGAGCGCAATAACGTATCCCGATCCGGGTCAGCCTCAATGATTTTGGAAAAAGCAGCGTCAAAGTCGTAAACATCACCATTAGCATTAACCAGTGGCGCACGATCTGGACTACCAGCAGGTTTGTTGTAAGGGATAATCTTGCCATCTTTGACTTCAAAATAGGAGCCATAAAGTGCTCGCGCCTTTGATGGTGTCAGAATGAGATTATCTTTGATAAAGGTAGAATTGGCAAAGTTGTTACCAAGCGTGAGACCGTCAATGATTTGATTACGTTCGGCAAGTTGGTCACTTAATGCGGCAATTTTGTCATTAAGTGCCTTAGTCTCATTTTGATGCGCCTCGGCCATCATCTTCTTGGCCTGTTCATACTCGCCACGCTCTTCTACCTGTTTTTGGGCGATATCTTGCTCGCGCTTGATAAGCTCTTGAACCTTCTTGGGGTCAATATCGCCATATTCCTTGAGTTTGGCTTCTAACGCCTGTTTTTCAGCCTGTGTCTTACGGAGCTTTTCCTTTTTCTCCATGACTTCGGCCAAGAGCTTTGTGTCTTCTGGCTTATTGTCGAGCTTGGCATCGGGCTTTTTGTTGCTATCAATGTCCGGCTCGATGTCCGTTTTCTTATTCTCTACAACCTTAGCATTTTCGGCTTTATTGGCTGCTTCATTAATTTCGATGTCCGTTTTATTGTCCGGTTCAACAACCTTATTTTCTGCACTCATATTCTACACTCCTGCTCTTGTCGCTTCGAGCTTTTGAGGGGACAGTGCGCTTTGTCCGTTTCGTTTTAAGCCAGTATCGCTCTCTTGAGACTGGCTCGGATGTCTATCGTTAATTTGCGCCAGTCGCTCGTGTTACCTCACCCTGCCGATTAGGCGCAGAGACAGGTTTGTTAGAAGCGGTTGGGTTTTCATTAACGATAGGATTTTGTTCATTGACTGGTTCCAGCCAGTGAGCAATGCTGTCAAAAAGTTGTTTTCTTATATCGCTTTTTAATTGTGGAAAGATTTTACCGACAAGTGAGCGCATTTGTTCGCGGCGCACCTCTTCTGGCGCATTGATGCGACCCAATGTTTCAGCCAAAATCACTTCATCGGCCATACTGGCAATGTCAAATGTCGTGGGGTAGGTGACAAGATTGTGCTCTGGTGATTGTTGGCCGTGCCAAGCAAGCGCGGTTTTAACAATCCAGTTTTCGATATGCTCGCAAGATTGCGCTTTTGCCATCAAGAGTGAATTAACGCGCTCAAAATCATAAGCCTTGGCAACACCAGAAGAATTATCAATACCAACCGCGTTATCTTGTTTGGTGCGCTCACCAGCCAAGCCAATTGAGTGATAAATCTCATTGATGATTTTCTCAATGACGGTGAGAATAATTCGCGCCTGTTTCGGGTCAGGCGACAGATAATGCGGCTGTGCTGTTGACCCATCGCCGCCATCATAGACAAAAACGCGCTTTGTTCCCATTTCCAAAATCTTGTTATACATGTCATCGCCGGGCTGAACCGCTTGCGCCGGAATGGCAAGTTGCGAGAATGTCTGATCCTGAATAATGGCATCAAGGTTGGAAAGGTAGTTGGCATTAGCGCGATCAAGATAGGCGACATCATCAATCAAGCCCGGCACGGCGTAATGGTCATCGGAAATCGTATGATCAGAAAAACGCACAGGCACAAAGCCAAGCTTGTTTTCGCCACTATCAATCAACCGAACGGTGCGTTTCTTTTCTGTGCGCTGTGTTGTTGAATTGTAAGTGGTCTCGTTTGATTCCGCTTCCTCAAACAGCATCCATTCGTTTCGTGTCCAAAGCCGCACCCGCTCAACAATATTGTAGCTTGAAAGGAAAGGATTGGCGTCATCACGCACAACCTCACGCAATTTCACCCAAAGCAACTCACCGTCACCATCCTCGTCCCAGGCATAGTCAAGAATATCAGGCGCCTTGACCATATAGGCATAAATACGCCCCTGCGCTTCACGTTCATCTTTTAATGTGCGATTTCCCTGTATAAGTGGCGCAAAATTATTATCGACAACTACGGCAACGCGACCAAAAACGCTATTGCCAATTGAAACTTGCCGCATGAATTGCGAGATATTGTGTCCACCCAATGTGGTTGCGTTCCATAAGTTATTGACAACATCCGGCGCATCATCCTTGTTACGCTTGATTTCGCCCTTGAACAGATACTTTTGAACAAGCTCGACAACTTCCTTAGTGTGATTGAAACGATAGGCACGGCTGATACGTTCTTTATATTCCGTGTCGCCTTCCTTGATATAACGAAAAATATTTTTATTGAACCACTCGCGCCCACCACGATAGGTCGCTTCCAGAAAGTCCCAATGCGGGGCTTGCCTGTCATAAAGCGGGTGGCGCGTATTATAAAACAACTCAAGCGTTTCGTTGGTCAAAGCGGGCATAATAATCCTTAGCAGAAGATATTGCCCATATATGATATGTGATTACATAAAATTTTTCAAGAGATTTATGACGATTAAAACGATATGCCGATTAACGCTTTCTTGCGCATCGAGTGACGATAATCGGCATAATATCCAATCGCATCCGTGGCATGCTCCGTGCCTCTGGATTTATCAACTTCACGGCGACCTTCCTTATAGATGGTCTGCTCAAAGGAAGAAATAACGCCTGTGCAGTTTGAATTGATACGCATTTTAATATCCCCATTGGCAGTGCGCAATAAACGATTGACCGAATTTATCCGATCCTGAACGGCGGGGTGCTTGCGTTTGAAATAGATATTTTTGAAACCAGCTTCCCGCAAAATATCAAGTGAGGTCTCGCCCCGATCATGATTGCGACTGTTACCCGCCGGATCAGGGTAGATTGAAATCTGGTTCATATAACGGTAATAACGCCGTGCCAATTCATCGGCTGTTTCCTGCACATTGGAGCCATAAAGAATAATCTCGTCAATAACCCATATCTCGCCATCAGAGCGTTCTTGACAGATAACCACCGACATTGGGTCAATATTGAAGTCCATGCCAATGAAAATCGGTAATTGCGGATCGAAAAAACAGTTGCCTACATGCTCATTGCGGTTAAAGGCATAATAAACCCGTCCGCTCATATTGAGGAAGGAGGCTTCAAACTCCTGTTCAAAGCTCTTGCGATCCATGTCGCGGCGCCGCGCCTCAATTTCTTTGCGCGGAATAAACGGCGAGGAAATAGTTGGAAATTGCCATGACTTCCAGTCATTCGGCACAAATCTACCCCGTGCATCCTTGATCATCTGTGGCCGCTGTCCAAGCTGATAACGGTGATAGAGCCAGTTAAAACTCTTTGGTGTTCCAATAAATAACGCTCTGCCCTGCGTGGTGGCAAGGGTTGGCTGCAATACTTCCTCCCATGTCGCCTCCTTGATGTCCTGCGCCTCATCAAGCACGACCAGATTAAGTCCTACACCACGCAACGTATCCGGTTTGTCTGCGCCCTTGAGCATAATGCGCGAGCCATTGACAAATTCCATTGACATGCGCGTTTCGTTAGCTTTACGTATCCAGACGCGCGGCACCAAGCGTTTTAATTTCTCCCACATCAGGTCGCGCGCCATCTGATAAGTTGGCGCAATATACCAGACAAGCTGATCAGATTTGGAAGCGGCAGCAACAACAATTTCGGTGCTGGACAGTTCAGTCTTGCCCCAACGCCGACCCGCGACCACTACACGAAAACGATGCCCGTCCTGAAAGACTTGCCTTTGTAATTTATGCAGCTTTAAGGTGAAAGAATTAATTGTGGCGCTCATAATTCCTCATCAACAGGAGGTAATTGTTCTGCGGTCAAATCTTCCAAAGTTGCATCTGGCGGCACAATACCAATATTCTTGTGATGATCAAGAATGTC